AACCTCAGAGTCGAGGTCGCCATAAGCCCGGATGTTGTCGTAATTCTTGGTCTCAGCCACAGCTAGAGTCCTTTCTTAGCTTCGGTCTCAGCCGGGGCCGAGGGAACAGCCGCGGCGGGTGCCTCGGCGGTCTCCGCGGCAGGTCGGGCCTTGCCGCGGACAATCAGGGAACGCGCATCGGCGTCATTCACGTCATGAGTGCTGCCGCCCTTGTAGGCGCGGCCCCCGCTGGTCGTGTAGTCATTCGCAAAAGTGATCTTCACTTGGGCTCCTAAATCGTGTCCGAGGCGATACCCCGGAAGTGCAGTACAAAGGTTTGCCGGTAACGGGGTACGCGGGCGTCGGGATCCGGGATGTAGACGGGGCGCCCAGGTTCCTCGACGGCCTTGCAATACTCGCCTTGGATGGTTACACCAGGCGCCGTGTTCACGAGCGCCCGGACCTTCGCGGCGAGGCGTTCAGCCTTCGGGTTCGTCGCGCCCCAAGACCCGACCAGCAGTTGCGCCCCGTCAGTGACCTTCGTGACCAGCGAGCCGCCCGCATTCTCAACCACGACGAACGAGGCAGGGCGCGTACTGGGAACTTCGCCAACAACCGGAATATCGAGGGACGCGTCGAGGTAGCGGATCAGCCACACCGCAGCGTTCGGGAACGTCAGATACTCAGCCAAGGCCAGCCGCCTTAGAAAGTGTTCCGTCCTTCGCCTCGTGATACATCGCCGAAAACGACTCAGTAATCACGGACGCGCGGGCACGGTGCCGACCAATCATCGAAGAAGCCTTATGACCTTCGCCTGCGCGGGCAGCGATCTTCTCCGCCTCGCCCAGCAGATGCTTCTCAAGCGCGGGATCCTTCAGCATGTCGCGGACAACCTTGCGGGAAAGTTTCAAACCATCAGCCATCGAACCTCCCCACCTGAACAACGACGCCGGACGGGCCGCCAGTAAACGGGTTGCGGCCCCAAGCCTGCGCCGTGCCCGTCACATCAAAAGGATCCGCATGGCCTGGCAACGAAACCCGATCGCGGACACCAACAACAGCACCAGGTGGGAAATAGACAGTGAACTCAACGCCGGCGCCGTCACGGTTCGGCTCGAAAACCTCCGCAACAGCACCCGGCGCAACAGCACACCCCGCATACACAACCGGAGCGGCGTAAGAATCCGCTTCCTGATAGCCGTCAACAACAGCGCCAGGAACATGAGCGAGTACGCCCGCAGGGACGCCGAACGGGTGGCGGCTCATCACCAACCACCGCGGGGGAAATTGTCAACGGTGAATGCCCGCTGCCCCGTGGACTTGGACACTGACAGCTTCTTCATCTCATCCGCAGTCAGGTAAAGCGCACCAGGCTCGGCGCCACCGTATGTACGGGATCCCGAGAACGGGCCAGTGCTTTCCTGGACAGTGCGCAGACCTTCCGGGTTACGAAACTTCCGCGTCACCATCTCAATCACGACATCGCGGGCGTTATCCAGCAGGTCAGGCTCTAGCCCGCCATCAATGCGGTCCTGAATAGCGGGGACCTCAGACCGAATCAGACGCTCGGCTTTCGCCACCCACATATCAACCAGCACGGCGTCATCTGGCGCGTCCCCACCAATCCACGACGAAGTAACATCAGTAGCCAGAGTCCAAGCCACGGGAGCCTCCTAGAGGATCAGTTAGAGGATTTGCGGGGGCGGCGCACAGCGGGCTTAGGCTGCTCAGCATGCGCCTCAGGAACGGCGACCGGGGCGCTCACCAGAACCTCAGGGTTCGTAATGAGTTCAATAGCCCAATCAGGCACCTCATCGCCCGGCACAAACACCACAGGGGTGAATGTGCCGGGGCGAGTCAGTACAACCGCAGTCGCGGCAACAGCCAACTACAGAACCTTCGCGGAGAACGACAGACCGGCGTTAGCCAGGACCGGCAGTGCGATGGCGTCAGAGATGACCTCGGCAATAACCGGGGGCTTCTCGTTGCGGAAAACGCCAGCCACGATGCCCGGCTGCTCAGAATCTTCGATGCCCCAGTTGAGGTCGGTCGAGGTGAGCGTCTGGCCCCAGAAGGTGCCGCCAAGCTGCGTGCCGGAAGCGTCATCCGCGGCAACGGGCGCCGGGAGCATTAGGATGCGGTCATCCGCGAGGACCTTAGTGGACACGCCGCCGGACTGGACGCGACGGTCAAACAGGTAGATCGGGGGGAGCCCCATGCCTGCGAGAATGGCGTCAATGTCAGCCTTCGAAGCCGGGCGGCTAGCGCCACCGGCAAGGACGGTCTTGAACTGATCGCCGGAAGCCAGCGCGCGGAAAGCGCGAGTGGACATAACCAGCGAGCCGGCAGCCTCACCGTTGGTGCCGATGTAAACATCGTTCCATGCGGTCAGGTCAGCGAGGCGGTCAACCGAGGAAGTGGTCCACAGTGCGCCGGCGGTCACGGTGTGACCAGCGGGGCGGCCGAAGTCATCGTCAGTGCTGAAGTTGTCCTGAACGATGGTCGCCTTGCCGGTGTTCAGCACAACGCCGCGGAGGCGTTCGATGCGGTCAGCGACAGCCTGGACAACCTGCACGGTCGTCTTCTGGATGTTCCGCAGCACGGCGTCATCCGAGGCGTTGCGGTTGCGGAGCTGCTGGTACTCCGAGACGGGGATATTCTGCCCCAGCGCCGGAAGTTCCAGCGTTACGCGCTTGGAAGGGTTGGCCTTGCCAATCTCAGGCTCAGCATCGTAAGCGCGGAACTTGGCCTCCTCAACGAGGCCGGTAGAACCAGCCACGAAGCGAACAACCACGTCAGAGACGGTCTGGTTGGGAAGCCACTGGGCAAGGGTGCCCTTGCGCGCTTCGTAGTCAGCCAGAGCGGCGCGGGCGTAACCCGTGAGTGTAGCGGGATCAATAACGTCAGTCCAAAGTGCCATGTTCTATCTCTCCTAGACGTAAACGATGGTGGTGGCGGAGAGCTTCGCGGCAGCAGCAGGCTTGACGAACGTTCCGGGGACAAGTGCAGCCTTGACGCGGCCATGGTCAATCAGCGGCGCGGGGATGTTCGCGGTGCCGACGACAGGCTGATCGGTAAGGACGTGGCCGGCGAGGATGCCCGCGCCCGTCACCGTGCCTTCCGTGGCGTCGTAGGGGACCAGGAGCCCGGCTACTTTGGCGACCGGCTGACCCGAGCGAATGAAGCCGTCCGGGTAGTGGGTGCCAGCGGTGAATGCGGCGACGTTGATGGTTTCAGTCCGGGCATTGCCAATGGCATGCGCGGATCCGAGCCAGGACTGGTCACCAGTCGAAAAGGTCTCTGTCCGAAGACGAGGCATGGGAGATTCCTAACGTAAGGGGTTGGTATTACTTGCGTGATTCAGCGAACATTTCCGCACCAGCGGAGACGGACTTCGCGGGCTTGCCACCCTGACCCGGCGTTACCGCAGGGACGAACGGCGCCTTCGGGCCGGGAGCCTGCTCACCGCGGAAGGTCAGCAGTGCATCAGCAGCCGCTTCGAGTTCTTCCTTCGTGGATCCGGTCAGCAGTGATGCGGGGACGTTCTTTGCTGCCGCGATGTCAGAGCGCAGAGCCTTCGCCGAAGCATCAGCCGCTAGGACCTCCGCAGCCGCAGCCCGGTCAAGGGCCTTCTGAAGGTCTGTCTTGTTCTTCTCTTCGAGCGCGTCGAACTGCTCGGCCTTCGCCTTCAAGTCCGAATAGTCGCCAAACTTCGCACGCTCACGGGCCAAGCGATCACCGATGATCCGGTCAAACTCTTCCTGTGAAGCGGGCGCAATGAACGTAGCCGGAGCCGGCGTCACTGGTTCAACAACGGGGGGAATTACTTCTTCGGGCATGGCGAAAGCCACCTTTCCGTTTAGAGCCTGTCGGCTATTCGAGTTCCAGCCCGTTAGCGTCGGCTGTTCACGCGCAACCCCTTACAGGGGAAGAATTAGGGGCTACTTAAGGTCGTAAGCTTGGCGAAGTGCGGAAGCGGCCTGCTTGCCGGTCATCCCCGCTTCATGCACGGACGCATAGATGTCATAGAGCGCGTCCGGGTCGTACCCGGACTGCTCTTTGAGCCGCCCAAGGTCGTCACCGCTCCATACCGGCTCGGCTTCGCAGTCACATTTCGTGTGGTAGTGCTTTCCGGAGTTACGGATGGTTTCAGCGGACTTCTTTGACCCGTACACGGCCCCGCGGCTGGCGAGCATGAGGCAGAAGGCGCAGGTCGTCTTGCCTTTCGGCACTCGCGCATACGAGGCGCCGAAAGGGTCACGTTCAACGTTCAACGCAACCGTATTTCGAGCTTGTTGCCTCACAAGGCGCTGGGTAGCATCTGTCAGCATCGTCAACGCCGCGCTAGGGTCAGCCTTATCTCCGAACGCGGGGCCGATAGCCCACCGAGTGACAGCCTCGACCTGTTCATCCGGCAACGGGTCCGCCAAGGCAGCACGAAACGCCCCGGTAGCGACCGAATCGGCGCGAAGTTCGTCGTAACGATCGGCAGCCAAGCCAGCCGCGGCGGAACCGTACGTTGAAATCAGATCAGGCATGAAGTCCAATAGGGCTGCCTTCAGCTTGATCGGGTCATCCGTGCCGAGGCCATACCAGAACCCCATAAGGTCCCGCTGCGCCAGCTTCGCAAGAGCCTGGTTAGCCTCGCGCATCTCAGCTGACGTAGTCACTAGGCGACGACAGTATTAGGCACGTCGGCAGCCGGATCAGGTGCACTAACGGTCTTAGCCACAGACAAGAGCTGCGCCAAACGATCGCCGGCGACCGCCCGCTTATGTTCGGACTGGATCCGCTCTATGTCGGTCTGGTCATAGCCGAGCTGCTCCAAAGCGATCTCGGAGTCAGGCCGCAGCACGCCAGCGGTGATCTGCATGACCGTGGACTGCGTCTGAGCCTGCTTAGTCGGGATGGAAGCATCCCGGAACTTGGGACGCAGGCGCAGCAACTCATCCGGGACCGAGGACAATCCGTCACGCGTCATTACGGCCAACTGCGCAACCTCAGTCAAGCCAGAGCCAAGCTCAACCTGACATAGTTCAGCAACGCCGACCATTCCCGCCCAAGCCGCATCAATCGCGTCAGCAGACGAAGGGTTGTCGTGAATAATGCCAACATTCGCTGGCGGGATGTCCGTTTCGCCGCAATACATCATGGCGATAGAGCGCAAATGTTCAGCATGTGGCTGCATCGACAACTGCGGGAACTGACCCACTGTAGGAATCTGGTCCGAATCGTCCCGGCCAATGACAAGCATCTTGCCAAGCACGGCCTCCCACTGCGTGCGGGCCTGCCCATCGGGGCCGACGAACGCCGACTCGTCAGCGCCCAGCATGTACCGCTGCGGGCTTGAGTAGAACTCGGCGGACACTTCGGTGCGAAGCATTGTCCGGACAGCCTGATCAGTCAGGGAAATCACCGCACGCGAAATGCGAGACATGCCAAACGGGCGGCCCATCCGCGGACGATACCGAAGCGGCACAACTGGGACGCGGCCCAGCTTGTGCGGGGCGCGCACGGCCATCCACTTGCCGCCATACTCCTTCGACAAGGTAATAACCTGGTCGTCAAGGTAAAGAACGGCGGTCTGAGGCTTCCGTGAACGTGCATCAAAAACAGGCATCCACAACGCCGCAGCCAGCCGCCGCCTACGCCCATCCCAAAGGCCAGTAGCCTCCGTGGCGGACATCGTCTGGATTAGAACCTCAGGCTCGCCAATTGACGTGTCCCCGCCAGTCACGGCAACAAATGACACGCCATGGATAAACGTAGAGACAAAGGCCTGTGGAATCTCCACTGACATCGAATTGGCCGCGAAAATGTCCTCAATGCCAGTGTCAGCGCTCGACTGCCCTGGAACAACAAAACCGCCAAGATGCAACCGAGACGCCAAAACATCACACGTCTTCGCGGGCCACCCGATGACAGTCTCAAGGTCCCGCATCTGCGGCGGAATCGAAATGCCATACCTATCCAGGCGTTTCTTGCCATCGTAATATGCATCGCGAACAGCAGCTCGGGGGCGCTTCGCGTCCAACTGGGCCACCAGCGCAGAAAGAGTAAACTGCTCCGCCTCAGTCAGATCGTCAGAGAGGATCCTAGTCACCAAGCACCACCACTTTTCCGCCACCAGAACTGCCGGGGACTTTAGACTTTGCGAACTTCACCACGCCGAAATGGGCGCACGTTGCGGCCAGGAGTGGAGTCAAATCGATTTCGAGCGTCTTGCGCGACCACTTCCAGCCGCCTGCATCGCCAAGTGACGCTTTCTTCGCGCCGGCAAGAGATGCGTTCAGTTGATGCTGGTCAAAATGGGTGATCGTCTTGTCCTTAGTGGCCGCGTCATAGAAGCCGCCACACGCCTGCATCAGCTCATTGCCCGACAAGGCCCGCACCATCACGCCGCGGCGCTTCAGGACAGGCTCTAGTGATCGCGCAGGACTATATGCGTCCATCACCACGGGGATTCGCCTGCCAGCACGCTTCACAAGCCACTCAATAAGCGCATCCGTGTTATCTGAGACATCGCCCATATCGGCAAGCTCCACATGCACTCCAGACTCAGTACGCAAGCCCACAGACACCGCAGCCATCGTCCGCTCCGGGTTCATGTCGATCCCGTAAGCCGCAACCGGCACATCAGGGACTTCCATAACCGCTCGATCAGCCCACAAGCCAGCGGGTATCACTGAAAGCTGCTCATCAGACGCCCACATGCCCAGGCGTTCACGCGCAAATGTCTCCTCAGACATAGCGCCGAACTCATCCTCAATCGTGGTCTGATTCAGGCGGATCCCGAGGCTTGGATTAGTCGCAGCCCACAAGGACTTGTCAGCAACATCAACGTCACCAGCAACAGACCACTCAATCCACGCCAGGCGCTTATCCTTGCCAGCAACGCCAGCAGTACGCATGCGAGAAAACACATCACCGTCCATATTCGGCGCCGGCGGAGTCCCCAAAAGGATCTGCAACGGATCACCAGACGGCGCAGACGAGATAGTCGGCAGAAGTGCGGCCTGTGCGTCCTCGCCATACTCCTGGGCCTCATCGCACACCAGAACATCAACCGTGAACCCACGGCCCGAGCCCTTGGAGCGCGCAATGAACTCAACCGAGCCGCCATTGTGCAGGATTATTGCTTCCTGCCCGTTGGTCTTACGGATGTCTTTCACCAGCGCGGACAGTTCCGGGTAGCGGCGCTCATTCTCGAAGAACGACGCGATACGCAGGAACGCCTTGCGTGCCGTCTTCACCTCGTGCGCGGTGTGCAGGATCTTCAGCCCGAGCTGGGCCATGAAGAACAGCTCCACCATCTCCAGGATGCCGTTCTTGCCGTTCTGCCGCGGGACGGTGATGCCCCAGCGACCAGCAAGCCACTTGCCGGCACGGTCACGGTTCATCCAGGCGTTCAGCACGTTCAACTGCCACGGATCCGGCTTCAGGCCGTAAGCCTCAGCCAGAAAAGCGCAATCATCGGCGTCAGACCACTTAGACTTCGGGTGATTGGCTACACGAGGTTCCTGAACCCCCAAAAGTGCAGCCACGACATCACCTATCCAGTTTTCTTAGCCCTAGCCTCACGCCGTTTGTTCAGTTCATCCAGCGCAGTCAACGGCTTCTCCAACATCGGCGCCTCAAGCTCATCAATCTGCGCGAGAACATCCATAAACCGCAGAGACAGGGAGGCAACGTCCCTAGACTGCTCAGCCTTTCCAATCTCCGCCGCCAAGTGCTCACGAAGCGCAGTTAAACCCTGCAAGCGGCCCTTAGCGGCCTCCTCAGCAAGCGACATAATCACTCC